CAATCGTAGATAATAATCCAGATACAATCATAAATAAAAATGGGATTACCGCCCAGCTCGGAAATAACTCTGAAATGAGTTCAAAGTTAATCACACCTGTATCAATTGCCGTATATCCCATTCCAGCTCCGACAAACCCAAGGATTCCCATTGACAATGGCACCATGCCAAATAGAATTGCTCCAACAAAGAAAGCCCTTCCTATTCGATTTTTCTTTACACAAAATGCTCTCTGCCAAAAACATTGGTCGCCAAATGGTCCTGAGATAAGACCAACTGTTGTGGGGAGTCCAAAACCAAGAAATATCTCTATACCTTTTGCAGAGAAAAGGGAGCTGCACTCTCCTGTATATCCGCCAATTCCTGCGAACATATTTTGAATACCACCACCATTCTTAATGCCGAAAACTGCAAAGCAAACGCTTGCAATCAACATAAAGACCATCTGTATAGAATCCGTCAGTATCGAAGCCTTTATTCCAGAGAACTGTGAATACGAATAGGCAATCACAGCCATGATTACTGTCATGATCCAGAATGGAATGCCTGTCAGCATACTTAATATTTTACTTCCTGCCAATAACTGGACTCCTGTAGATAATGCCGATAATGCTCCAAGCTGAAACAGGTAAATATTTTTTACCGATTCAGACTGGTATTTCTGGTGCATATATCCAGACAGTGTGATTCCTTCCGGCATTTCTTTTCTTATTCTCCTAGCAAACGGAATAAAGAATATGAGGCAAAGCACATTAGGTACCAGAAACCAAAACAGCCCTGCAAAGCCTTTGGTATAAGCATTCTCTGTTGATGTAAATAGTGCAGGAGCCCATATCCATGTAGCTGCAATGCTTAATGCAGATATAAACCATCCTGTATTTCTATTTCCAACACAAAACCTTTCGACGCTTTTCTCTTTGTTTGTCATAAGTACCGTTGCCGCAATCATAATTACCGCATAAGCAGCCAGCACCATAATTGTGTAATTCATTATTTTCCTCCAATCAATATTATTCTGGAGGAGCAGGTGCATTTCCTGTTCAATCGTCTCTCCTTTCTCGGAAAGTTTGCATCAAAAAAGAAGCCTGCAACAACTCTGCAGACTTCCCCGACGTTCGATTTAGAATTTTACAAATACGATTTTGCCATTTATAAGCTGTGATGTCAATGTAATTATTTTGTAGACGGTGGCTTTATCGTACTTTCAATCCGTCCACCCCGAATATAAGAGCGGTCAATCTTTCCTCTGCAACTCTCAAATCGGAATACACATTTTCCTTTGACATATTGTGCTTTGCTGCAATCTCTTTTACAGTAAGAACCGGTTCTGCCATGTACTTATCCCAAACCACCTCGTATCTCCTGCGGTCTATATCCTGGTTCGGAGATTTTTCACAATAGGCATCATACAAACCAAACATCGTCTCGATATGTGAAACGATAATAGCCGTTCTGGTTGCACTTCTCTTGATGCTTTCAATGATCACCTCATTGTCATAAAGATTCATCATTGATTCCAAGATATCCAAAGCCGATTCCTCCATCTGTGTTCGCCCGAAAACTGAGTTTTCCGCATGTTCTTTGAGCATGTGATAATTACGCAGGAGCAGCTTTGTATTCCGCAATCTTCTATCTGCCCGTTTTCCCTGCTCCTTTTTTCTTTCCTGCTCATAGGTTTTTAATGCTTCCTTTGCTCCAATTTCAGCTGCATTTGCACAAATATCCTTCAATTGTTCTGGTGTAAGAGCTATTATAACTTTTTCTGCTCTTTCTTCTGTTGACTGGCTGTCCATGCTGTCGCCCTCCTTCTTTTTTATTTCAAATTCATAACGAATTATGATATAATCTAACTGTCTGTTGGGAGGGTTGCGAAAGCACTCTCCTTTTACTTTTCATCTGCTTTTATAAAATCCTCAATCGACATTTGCCCTGGTATTTCATAATATGGGAAATCGTCTGATGCAGTACCTGTTTTTGAATCCCCATCACGGATCCGCATACTAGTACCAAACACTCTCTTATAACATACCGGTCCGTATCCTACTTCCTTGCTTTGTTGGCTTCTCAATTTTCTTCCGCATTCCATACAGACTGCCATCAGAAATCACCTCCCTCAAAGATAAATACCTTATGTGCCGGTAGTCTCTTGTCCTTAAAATCTTCCCAGTACATATACGCTCCAGAAGCTAAACAGGATGCCGAGTATTCCTCAATCTCCTTATCATTTTTAAGCCACACACAATGACCTGCGACATGTTCCTTTATTTCCTCCAGAAGTTCATTTTCCATAAGTATCTGTATTATCTGCAAGGTAACTTCCAACCACTTTTCCGGAGTAAATTCCCCTATATTGGTCTTGTAGAATTCCTTGAACACATTTTTCTGTCTAGTATTTCCAAATCGTGTAATGTATGTAGTTCCTGTTGGCTCGCTCCTGCCTATTCGATGATGTATTGCATAGTCTGAAATGCAAACTATCTTCATGTCTATCATCACCTCTTTTCTTGTCTCTCATTTAGCTAAACAACCACGAATCATATCCATACAAATTTTTTGATTTGCCTCTCAATGTAATGCTCTCGTCGGTGCAGCTTCTCTTCACAGCTCTTCTCATACCTCTTGAAGTCTGTCTTTTTGCATATCTCTTTGATTTTGGTCCTATCAAATGATTTTTATGATACATTCCCATAGTCATTCTCCTATCTTCCACTTCTAAGCATACAAAATAGCAACTCGGTAGTAGATTTCTTCCTCAAACCAAGTCTGCAGTTACTTATAACAGCAAGCTTCCATCTGCTTTTTTCAAAATCTAACTCTGTCGGGTTTTCAAACTCATCCGTTAATTCCGACATATAAGGAATCGCTACCATTATTCCGAAGTGTCCTGATGAATCCGGAGAAACCTCATGCAGATGTTTATAAAACTTCCCATCTCTCATATCTGGTAACAAATCCTTATAACACTCCATTGTTGTTACTATGTAATTCTTTTCTCCAATGAAATTTAATCCATTTCCAGAATAAACATCCTGCTTGCAACTTTTTATTTCATAGCAAACAAATATTCCTTTTTCGATTTCAGATATGGAACATTGTCCGGCAGGAATAAACTGCATAAAGTCAACTCTTTTAGGTTTTCCTTTTGCGGCCCACGGATCAATACTAACCTCACTCGCCCAATACTTTCCAAATCCTCCGAATTTATCTGACACAAGAAGATTTCCAAGAAATTCCGTTGTTTTCTTTCTATCCATCACAATCCCCTTTCTCTCAGCTTGCGATCAATGATTGGAATAAGCATTCTGACCGAGCATTTCATATGCAATGTTGTTGGAGCATCTACAATTTTACATAGCATATCAACGTACACCTGCTCTGCAGATAAATCCTTAGCATATTCCTCCGCCTGTTCCCTCGTTTGCTCTACAATCTGAATACCTTTACACTTCTCCGAAATTTCATGTATCAGTTCCACAGCCCTGCTCGTAAACACTATTTCGTTATTATCTACTACCGGCTCTTCCAGCAACTTTTCCATAAGTTCATCTATCATTGTCTTTCCTTTCTGTATTTACTGCTTTCTCATATCCCAAGCACCTCATAAATCGTTCTGGTTTTCCACAGGCTTCATAATGTTTGCAGTCAATGCACACATTTTCTTTCTCATGTTTTTCCATCAAGAGGCTTCCCCACCTTCCGCAGTTTCATTTGCACTTTCCGCCCTGTTATTCCATATCTTTGCAGCCCTATCTTTGCACTCTTCAATACTGGTAATAGTATTGTCTTCATGGTTCATATCAGGACAATATCCCTCGGTTCTCGCGCCACATTTTCTACACTGACACCAAATAGTGAACCCGTATTTCTTATTGACAGCCTTCATTACTGCCCTCCCGCCACAAAACGGACACGTTTTAAGTTCTATACTCATAATCTTTACCTCACAATTCTAAATTTTTTCCTATTCTGCCTTGCATGATAATCATCTATCACATATTCATGGCATTCCTCTCTTTCCATATTTTCGGGACTTTCTCCATCAAAATTATTGCATATATCGCAAAAGAAACACGGGTGCCAGTCGTATGGCACTTCTTCCGGATTGACAGTAAGGCTCTCTGCATTATTGATGCACGACCTGCATAAACAGTAGTAACATGGATCCACCATCGGAACTCTCTCTTGCTTATGTTCCGATGGCTTTTCCTCTGTTATATTCATAAATTTATCAAATGTTAGCTGACCGTTCATGGCTATTCATAGGTCGGCTCTGGCTTTGTATCGGAATAAACAGAATCCTCGTCTGCAGTCTCGTCTATGATAATTCGTGCATCCGCTCTCTGCAGTTTCGCAAGAAGCAAATCAAACTTATTCATGTGCCTAAGTGAATATATGTCAGGATTTGTGTCTGTTCTAATTTCCCATCCGGCTTTTCTATCCCCTGTCCAGTGCGAAAGACGTACTGTTCTGTTTAATTCATCCTGCTGTTCTTCATCATCCACTGTAAAGTCAATAGTTGCACACTTGAATGAGCTCCAGCTTCTCTCACCCTCTTCTTCGAATTCAAAATGTACATCCATCGCCTCGTATTCAGCATTATCCTCTATCACAATCTCTCGGCCCTCTACCTCCATATCACCGGCAACAAACTTCTTGTATTCCTTGAACAAATCAGATATCTTTATATCTGTTTCCTGCGGTTCTTCCATCATAAACTTAAAATTTTCCAGCAAATTTTTGTTGTCAGTAAGGACAGACTTATTGACCATTTCCGTAAGAAGTGTGTCCAATTTTACAATGTATCCACTCATGTCGTAGCTTTCAATAAACGGAACTAAAACCTGCTCAACTCTTTCTTTGACCGCCTTTTCAAGCTTTCCATAATTAAATGAACTAGCTATTGCTTTTTCTATTCCATCCGTCACCTTTTCTCTAATAATCTGGTCAACAGTTCCATCCGATAGGATTTCATCTGTGATTCTCTTAATATCTTCATCAAAATTTGCCATACTATTTTCCTCCTAAATATCTATAATATTCGATTGCTGGTTTTATAGCTTTTTGTACACCTGTAAGCACATTTGCCAACCCTGTCTCTATATCCCGAACGTCAATACCATTCATCTGACAAGCTATAGCCAGCCTCATTTTATCTTCATCTGGAGCTTTGCACAGTGCTTCGTGAATCTGTTCTTTTGTCATAATATGCCTCCTAAATTTCATTTTAGGCTAAACCCTAAATACAAATCCCCTGCAGTAAGGTTCATCATCTTCATAAATCACAAATGTTTCATGTTCTATTGGAACATCATATGTCCATGATATTATCTTTCCGTTCTTATCTTTCTCTTCGCACCATTTTGCAGTAAATCCGAATACATCCGAACGCTCACAGTTGTGTACTATTCCACCATTAGGAATAGCCTTAACATATATTTTGCCACCTTCCCAGCAATCCCCCTCATCTGTTATTGCTCCCTCTAATTCAACCAGGTCATCACTTGCACCTGTAACAATTACAATTCTGTTATCTTTGGCAAGCTGTAATTCTTCTTTGGTAAACATTCGATAGTCATATTGTCTTCCATCAATTAAATTCGCAAATTCTTTTAATTCCATTGTCCTTCCTCCATCACTCTTAGTTATGCGTATCTCTAAAATTCTCCATAGCCCACTTATTTCCTGTAGCCTGCACCTTTGCTCTGATTCTCTCCTGTGGTGTAGAGCCTCTTCCAACACACGCAAGTATGGACTTTCTTACCGAACTTCCCTCGGTCAGCCCTGCATCATCCAGTGCCTCCTTTGTTCCGCACTCATCACATATCATTGTCTTGTTGTCTGCTCTCGACAGAGCCAACAGTCTTTTTGCCTCTTTTCCGCATCTTGGACACTTCATATTTTCTCTCCTTTTTGGTGTGATTTTCGCACTATGGCAGTGTGTATATGAGACTCTATTTTTTTGTTTGTCGGTTTATTGGTTCGTACATTATCACCCTATTATCTGTAGGATTCCATTTACACATAAAGCAAGGTGACTGCACATATATACTTTCATTTCCGTAACGATTATTTATATACCTTTTGTTTTTACAGTCTTTACAGCGTGGCATTTTTCTGTCCTTTCTGGTATGATTTCCACACCAATGGTCTTTGCGATATGCACCCATGCAGTAATTTTCATGGGTGCAGCTGTTACACATCCCCTTTGGTGTCATTCCTGGATAGCCTCGGGATCCTGCGGTTCTCTAACCTTCCATCCAAACAAACCTTTTTTAGCAACAACCTTCTCGCATTTTTCTGTAAGTGTAACTTCTCCGCTTCCCATCATCTGTAAAATTGTTGGTGTAGGTCTTCCAATCTCTGCCCCACATTTTGAACATATATATGGAATGCCCTTATCATATATCTTCCCGCAGTCCCTGCATCTACAAACTTTCTTATAATCTCTCACTAAAATAATCCTCCTTCCAAAATTGCTCTTGCAATAATGCAAGCCACAAATCCGATACAATATGTTCTCTTGTTATATCTGCTTTCATCAGCGACCATTCCGCAAAGCATAACAAACGCAATTATTATCAGTATTATTTTGAACACCATTTGTTTCTCCTTTCCGGGCGGAAGCACCTGCCGCCCCTTTTATTAGTGTGATATATTCCTTATCCGAGACCAATCAGATAACGCATATGAATTTTTGTTTATAGTTACATGGTGCTTACTTTATAGCCACAGGGAGAACGATTGTCTTGAAATCGCTATCCTCCGCTTCTACAATCATTGGCATTTTAGGACCCTGCAAAGAAATTCCTACATTGTCACAATCAAATGCTTTTAGTGTTTCAATTACCAATCTGGCATCAAAACCTATTGTTAATTCCTCCGATATATCTTCCTGTAAATCAACAATCTCATGGTAATCCGTTGTCTGGTCCTTAATGCTCAGGTTCAGTTGGCTTCCAGACAGTTCAAATTTAACCGGGCATTTTTCAGCAGTACACATCTTTGCTCGTACCATAGCATCCAGAAGTTCTTTTCTGGATATAACGGTATGTAGCGGCAGCTCTTTGAACATATTCTGATATTTGTAATACTCCCCCTGCACAAGCCTTGTGCAGATTTCAAAATCCTTTGTTGCAAATACAGCCATTGCATTACTGTGTCGGATTCTTATATCCCCGGTCAATCCAAGCGTTTTCAGCTTATCGATTGTATTCTTAGGGATAAGCAGCTCAAACTCTCCGTCATAATCAATCTTGTCCCAAGCAAGGACATGTCCATCAAGTCCTACGAAATTCAACTGTCCGTCCTTAGCCTGCAGACACATGGTTGACATGGTGGCATTTCCTCCCTGCTGTGGAATCGCATAAGAAACTCTCCTTACAGATTCCAACAAAAGTCCTGCTTTAATCGTAAACTCACTTCCCTCACCCTCAATATCTGATACCGGGAATGGTCCTGGATCCATTGTCTGATACTTATTTTTGATTTTGTCTGCCTTGATGGTCATTGTGTTTCCACCCGAAATGGTGATATCAATCTCTCCGTCCGGCAAATTGTTAATAAGGTCAAATGCTCTCTCCGGAATGATAAAGCATTCATCCTCTGTGCCCTCTAACTTCGCCTTAACGGTCATTTCTAAGTTATTGGCGATTAAATACCCTTCTTTCACTAAAATACCCTGTAAGATAGGCATTGTAGTCTTTTTGGGAACAACTCCCTTAATCTGATTGAGCTTTGCCGCAAGCTCCGTTTTCTGTATTTTCATCTTTCAATTCAACTCCTTCCAAGATAAGAATCGTACATTGTTTTTCCTGCAACCTATAAGGTTCCAATTCCTGTTCTGTCATAAATTTGTGGCAAAACAATTCTTTCATTTTTTTCCAAGTCGCCCATGGCACTCTATAGAATTTTGTTAGTCCTAGCGATACCATCACATAACAATGAGCACCGAACTTCTCGTATATGTCCAAGCTCTCCCATTGCGTATCTGTCACAACATTTTGTCTGATTCTGTCACCGTCAGTATGCTTCGCTTCAAACATAATCCCAGTTCCATCACAGAGGATTCCTTTGTAATCAGGCTGTCCTTTCTTCTCGTAATATCCTTTGACAGTTCCATCCCTATCCTTGCCTGTGATATGAAATGGCTCTGGTGTCTTTTCTATGTGAGCCCATCCGTTTCGCAGATAGAATTCGCACGCATTTGAAATCCACCTCTCGAACGTCTCTCCGGATACTTTGCTTCTCCTGCCAACAAGCTGTCTTCGAGGATCAGGCATCAGCTCTCACCTCCAGATGTTTTTCAAGAATAGCTTTTATATCAGCCAATTTAGTTGCTCCAATTCCTTTCACAGAGCTAATTTCCTCGATAATTCCTGTAATATCCACAGTTTTATGTTTGGGTGCCTGTGTTTTTCCACAATTAAAACCTTCACTTCTCGCCTTTTCCACTCTGTCCTCAATGTAATGTACCAGCTGCTCATCTGTCATTTTTCTTATCTTTACAGCCTTATTGTGAATAGCATTCTCGTCAGTTGTTCGTCTGCAGCTTCTCTTTGCCATATCGTTCTTCCTTTCTTCTTTTGACACTCTCTGGATTGCTATGCTGGCGGTATTGTCAGCATAACCCTCTCTGTTTGCGTTCCATTTACTCATCTTCATCACCTGGACCTATCGTTACGCTCTCTGCTAATCCAATAAGCTCCGGTATATCTAATCCAAGGTCTTTGCAAAACTCTTTGAAGCAATCCCTGCACATAAACCCGAATTGTTTGGGCTGTTCGCCTCTTTTTGACCTTGCCAGCAGGGTTATCATTTCGCTTTTTCTCAAATGAGCCTTGCATGATGCACAGCCATCAAACAACTTTGCTTTCAGCTTCGGGCTAATCTCCGAATGTTGCAGCTGCTTTGGAAATTCTCGGCGCATATTTTCTTCCCCGACAATCGGAATCAGACTGTCTTTCATGAAAACTGGCACAGAATTATAATCAGCTTTTACAACAATATCTTTTATCCATTGTAGTTCTGGCACTATTTTATTTTTGTTACGTCCCGTCTCTGCTCCGATGATTATCCAATCAACCTGTCGAAACATCACATTATGCTTAGAAACAATGTCCCCCATTAGTGGTTCAATGCTGACAAACGTATTACATCCAGCAGGAAGATAATTAAATCTATCAGCATCCGCATCGCAGGTAATGGTTGTTCCGTACCACATATTTTCCAGTCCTGCCGGCACTCCAACTTCCGTATATCTCTCCGGATTCTTTGTAAGAAACAGGTAATTGTGAATTGGGTTATCCAAACAGGTTTCCATTACATCTCTGATCCATTCGTCCGGAACCCATTTCCCAAATATGTCAGCCATTGCCCCGACAAAAATGTTATTTCCCATTTTGAGCTTTTCTGGATAATCCATGCGGTACTTGTGATATGTAGGTTCAAATCCAAATGGATAAACCAATGTATTTCCTGTTTCGTTTAGCATTGGTTCTTCCAAAACAAATACATTGTCTGAATTATCTGCCGCAGGCTCTATTGAGTAATCTTTCTTCGCCATTAGATTCAGTCTTACATCTCCCGCAAATCTTGCTGTCATTCTTTTTGCGTAACAGTATGAGCAATTGTGCCGGCATCCGGTAATAGGATTCCATGTGTGATCACACCACTCAATTTTTGATTTATTCACAGCGTTCCTCCTTTCTGACATATCCAAGCTGAACTTCCTCTTCCCATGGAACATCTGAACAATTAACATGCTGTCCACACTTACTACAATAATCTGGCTGATAATCTGGACCGGCATTGAGGATATGGTTACATCTAGGACAGATACAATACTGATGAAGCGTAATAACAAAGCCATACTTGTTGTATGTTCCGTGCTTGATTTTGGGTTTCCTTGCAATAAACTTCGGTATTATCAAGCTAGTTACCTGTTTCAGCATTTGTATCATCTCCCTCCACCCAATACTCCACGAAGTACATTGTCTGTCCTTTTCCTCCTGGTCGCTCTTTGCCAATTCTCACTGCATATCCTGCCTTTACCAACAGGCAACAAAGTGAATTTCTATCCTCGTCATTGAGCTTCTGTAGTAGATTTTTTATTCTGTATCTCTGCTTATCTGCCATTATCATCCCGCCTTTCTATGCTTTTGGGGTTCGCTCGCATATTCCGTCATTTTTTCTTGAAATATCTGAACAAACGCTTTTACTTCTGGTGTCATATCGCAATTATGAGAACCTCTGCACTGGACTACTTTCCCATGCCATTCCAAAGTGTAGTAGGGTTTCTCCGGCTCTTCTTTCCTCCGAATGAAGAAAATCATGGTTTCTCCCTTTCTAACTCTCTCCATATAGGTGCCAACACAATGATGTAATGCTTCTCCTTCTTTTTTCAGTTCCTCTAAACGATTTGGAAGCCTTATAAACAGTCCCTCTATGTTGAGATTCATTGCTTCAACATCCTTTGTTTCTTTTCTCAGTTTCTTCAAGGTCTGATTAAATCTCCTGGCATCTTCTCTCGCCTGCTTGTCCTTGAATTTCACATACTGTTTTGACATTTCATCGTGTACATTCACAAAGTTTTTAGGGAACAGATTAAACTCGTTGGTCATGTCATAGCCCATCTTTTCAATCCATCCGATATAATCAAAGTAATCATGATCATATTTTATTTTCTTATCCGATATGTAGCGGCAGACCTTATGGAGAGTGGTGTATTTCATCATGTCAATGTAATTTGTGTAATTATTCGCTCGTCCATTGTCTGTGATGTATCTTAATGTTTGGAATTCATCCCTCTTTAAGTCTGGCTTATATCTAAGAATCTCCAAGTCCCTTATGCTGGGGTCTCCAACTTCTCGAAGCATGTTGTACTGTGTTTTCCCGATTCCAAGGGTTTCCATAATGTTTCTCTTTCCGCTATTGAATACATTTTCGTTCTGTCTGTTATCATCCAAAAACTCTCTGGTCATTCTATAGAATCCAACCTTTAACAGCTGTTCTATAAATGGATATTTCCTGTATGAGTTGAAGTAATTATCTATCAACCATGGTGTGTTAAAATATCTCGGATCGTCGGCAATCTTATTGATAAAAACATCTGGAACACTATATTGCATACAGGTCCCCTTTATATCGCCCGCAAGTTCCTGGTTATACATAACTACACTTCTTGGATATATTGATTCTGACGGAGGGTACCATCCTGTGTATCTATCCCTGTAATAGCACCACCTCATATCAGTGTTCTTATATCTCGCCCACATATAATCAGTGACACCGCTATCTCTGTGTATTGTTCGATATCCTTCACTTGTGGTTATTCTCGGATTATGAAAATCCAGTCTGAAATCTTTTACATGGCAAAAATATCTTGTCAGAATGTTTTCTCCATCTGGCTGAACCAACACGCTCCATGCAACCGATACAAGACTTTGTCTGCTCATTCCCTCACTTTTCGCTTGGAGGAATTTATTACAGTACGGACACCTTACAATTCGATTGTGTTTGACCTCGTCTTGGTTATTCCAAACAGGTATTGTCTTATGCTTCAAATGCTTATTTTCCAAGATGAAAGTATGCTTGCAGCTTGTGCAATAGGCTTCCTTTCTGTCGGTATTGTAAAAAATATAATTTTCATCCTTGAATACCGTTTCTTCAACAAATGTCTGGTAATCATCTGGCAAAGCTTTGAATCGCTCCATTTCCTGATCGATAACATCTGTTTCCTTCTTATGTTTCCTTCTTATGTTTCTTTGCAAGCCTCATTGCTTTGACTTTATCCTGATAGCGTTCCAACAGTGCAAATGCAGGTCGTACACCACATTCATCTCTGGTTTTTAGCCATTTTCTAAATGTACTCTCCGCTCTCTTTGCATCCATATCCGTTAGAAACTCAAGCTGTTCATAGCTCCACCAATATTCCGCCCACCCCGATTCCCGGCAAACCAGATTGAGTAAGGCTCCCGTTCTCCATTTGCCGCATTCCACTTCAAGCGTTATGTAATTCTCCTTTTGGCAGAACACTCTAAACATCAACGAAATATCTCTCTTATTTCTTCCGCTGGTCTGATATACATTAAGTATCAATGTTTCCTCAGCACCAACTTTTTTCTTTTGTGTGGAAATCACACCTCGTTTGCCCTTGCCTGCAACAGCAATATCATGTATTGTTTCCAGATTTACTTTTGAGACCGGTATGTCTTTTAAATCTTTCTTTTTCATCCATATCGCCTCCTACATTCCTAAAAGAGAAAACATATCAAGCTGGCCATCCATGTCCTTATTATTCCTTTTAGGTTTTGCCTCTGGCTTTGGTGCCTCTGTTTTTTTCTCCGGCTCTACTGCTGGCTTGGAAACTTCCTTTTTCTTACTGTCCGTTTTAGTCTTTTCATCCTGCTTTTTCTTTCTCTCCGCGGCTTCTTTAGCTTTTTTATCCTCCTCAGCCTTATCGTCTTTATGGAAATAATCCTCAGCCCATTCATAAACCACATCATCACGAACTGCACAACTACTTCCTTTTGCCTGTTTCCTTGCCTGCTCATAAATGTACTTATAACATTTCTCCCAAGTTTTATGATCCTGGCATATATCTGAAGCTAAGCTTTCCGATTCCTCGCATCTTTCAATCAAATGTTTGATAACAGGATCTGCAAAAGCTTTATCCTTAGCCTTTTTCAATTCCTCCTGCAACTTCGTAACTGCTCCAACAACTCCGATATAAACAGAACTGTTATTTTTCTTTGCTGTTTCAACTTCCTCTGGTGTAGGCGCCGGAATTCCTTCCACAATTTCTTTAAGACTTGCTGTTCCCATCGGGACCGTATCATCTGCATCTATATCATCATTAACCGCCTGCTCAAATGCCTGCTGTTCGATGTTTGAAATAACCTTTCCCATTTCCGACTGCGGCTCGGATGCCGAAAAATCCATAGCCTCATATTCTTCTTTTAATCTGTCGTTCTCTATATCAAACAATGTGTTACCGTCAGCGTCATAGAATGCGGTTACTTTCTCTCTCTTTAATATCTTGTAGGTAGTATTCCCTACCTCAACTTCGCTCTTGCTATCCTCCGAAGAATATCCGTTTTCCAGATACTCAAGAACAGCTTTGCTCCATTCGTGTTCGTAATCTTGATTATCTCCTAATGCGTAGTGCATTACATTTCTACCTGTTTCCATAGGCTTCCTCCTTTTTATCGAAATCGAAAAACATATAAAAGTGCTCTTTTCCCACTGTTTTTTCGGTGGTTGCAGTTCCACCAAGACCGCCCATTGACTGGAACAATCTTCTCCATGTCCATATTTGATTTTGAAACATTGGCATATACCAGAGTTCCTGTCCCTCTTTTTCATTAGGGAACAGTACATGCCCCGTCAAAGGATTTGTAATCGTATTTGCTATACACACATATCCTGCACACCCCAAAAGTGAAAGCTGTATGTAACACATCATCCCGGTTATTCTGTCTATGTCCTGTGCAACAAAAACCACATGATTTTGAAAATTATGTTTGCACTTTTTCATGGTATTTGCGGCAGCTATCAATGTTGCTCCTGCTCCGCAAGCCGGATCACAAATGGATAAGTAACCCTGCTTTTCTATATGGCTGTCAACATCCTCACAGGTTATTTCAGACATCATCTTGCACACACAGTAGGGTGTAAAAAACTGCCCTTTCCAGTGATTTCCAAGATTTAGCTGCATATACATTTCTCCAAGGAAATCCTGTTCTGGATTTCTTTCCAAGGCTTCAACAATGATTGCAAGCATTTTTGCAGGAATCTCCACAGAACCAAGTCTCTCTATGCATTGTGCATATTCTTTTTCTCTGCTCTCATAATGCTCTGGGCTTCTGTCTGCCACATTACTTATTGAGCATGCTATAGCTGCCATCAAATCCGCCCAAACCTGCCAAGAGCTTCGTGAATAGCAGAGTTTACGAAATTCATTTAAGAATTCTTTTTCAGTTCCCTGTATTACTTCACTCTGCTTCACCACCTAAAATCTTCCTCCTTATTTCTTCAAATTTGCGAGCCCTTTCTTCTCGTTGTTCCTCTGTGAGCGGTTTCGGTTCTGGTTCTTTCTCCTGTTCTATCCTTACAGGCTCTTTCTTCTCAATTGCCGGTACATACTGCTTTTGCAACAGCACTTTGTTTTTAGCGACGAAATCCGGAAGTGCATTTGTATTTTGTGCTTCAGCAGCTTTTTTCTCATAAGCTTCACGGAAGTTTGCCCTATCCGCAGTTGGATTTTCGCTCTGGCACAGCCTGCTCCACCCAAGATTTTTAACTACAGCCAATGTGAGCTCATCCATGGTTGCAAAAGCCTCCTGCGGATGATACCACCCATAATCGGACATTGCTTTTCGGACAACTCCCCATGCTTCGTCAAAACTCAAAATTGGTGTTTTACATCTTTCCATGCATAGCTTTCTGATTTCAGCTATGTTGGGTGGATAAATATTGGTGCAAATATGCTCCATAACAGCATTTTCAGCAATCTCATACGGAATATCTTTAAGTGTCATATACCAAAAATCCAT